AACGATGGGAATGTTCCCTGACATCTTCATGCCGAAGCCCGGCCGGTTCGGCGTCCAGCCCACGTATCTGGTGCAGCGCATCAATACGGGGACGCTGGCTGCCGGCACGGCCACGCACAACCTCGGGACCATCCCGGCGAAGTGCGTCATCAACAAGGTGGTCGTCTCGGCCGCCACGTACCCGACAGCGGCCACCAACTGCACGATCACGCTGGTCAAGCGCGACGTGTCGGCGGCGGGCGACGTCACCATCAGCAACGCCATCGACGTCAACGCCAAGACTGCGCAGACCGTACAGAGCGGCACGCTCGTCTCGTCGCTGACGCAGGCGCAGAAGACGCTTGACTCGGGCGATCAGATCAAGATCTCCATGGTCACCACGGGCTCGGTGACCGTGCAGCCGAACGATCTGGTAGTCTCGGTCGAACTGCTGGTGTTGGCCTGATGCTCGTCACCGCACTGGGTGAGCCGGTGCCCCCGCAGTCAGTCGTCAAACGGCTGGCTGCGGTGGACGAGCGGCTGTCCATCAAGTGGGTGCCCTCGGTCGTTGGGGCCTACTGGGGCATCATCGAGCGGTGGCGCTCGGAGGACCCGCGCTGGCAGGACGTGCGCAACGGCATCGTCCGCGAGCAGGATGCCTTCGACCTGCGGGCCATGCTGCCCGGCGACTGCTCGGCCGAGGAGGCCGAGGGATTCGTGCTGCGCCATTTCGAGCGCGTGAGCCGGCCCGATCAGCAGGCCGAGAAGCAAGTGGACCGGATCGTCAAGCACAACCGCGCCACGAAGCAGAAGCACGTCGAGTCCTTCCTCGAGGAGCAGGAGCACAAGACGATCCGCACCAGCAAGCATGAGCACGAGGTGAACCTCGGGGTCGCGACCGCGCATCCGATCTCGCACGGCATCGGAGACAGCCCCCGGACCAAGCGGCGCAAGGCCGCGCAAGCGGGAGGCGAGAGCGCATGAGCATGGCCCGCAGCACCCTGTTGACGCTGGTGGACGAGATGGCGGACGCCAACGGCTCGCCACGCTGGGGCACCACCCTCAAGAACCAGCTGCTGGGCGAAGCCCACTGGCGCGAGTGGAAGGACCTCCTCAACGCCAACCGGATGCTGCGCGTCCAGACGTGCACGGCCACGACCGACGCGGACGGGCGGATCGCCAAAAGCGCCCTGAACGCCGGCAGCGGCGACAGCGCCACGTACTTCTACCGCATCCTGTCCCTGTCGCAGGGCAACTGGTTCTACCAGCCGGCCCGCTACGAGGACTACCCCGTCAGCCCGACGGACTTGGCCCAGCCCTACGTCTGGTACGAGTACGGCGACCAGATCCAAGTGATCCCGGCCGCGCAGGGCAACACGGTCACGGCCGTCGTGAACCAGCTGCCGCAGCGGGCCGACCTGCTGCAGAGCAACAACTCGACGGTCATCTTCCCGGACGGCTACGAGCTGATCCTCGCCTACGAGACCGCCGCCTCGATGTTCACCAAGGGCGCGTCCGAGACGGGGGCCGCCGTCGAGCTGCTGCAGCGGGCGCAAGCCTTGCGCGACCGCTTGCACCAAGACGTGCGCATCACGACCCGGCCGATTCGGGTCGGGTACAGCGACGACAAGTACGAGTGGGGCTCGACGTACTGATGCCGCGTCCCGTGGTGCGCGACGAGCAGGGCGACTTCCGGGGCGGGCTCAACCTCGCGGCCGACGAGGACGTCGTGGCCCCCAACGAGCTGCGTCGGGCGGACGACGCCGTGCTGGATGAGTACGGCGCGATCAAGAAGCGGCTCGGCACGCAGCTCCTGCGGAACACCGGCCTCAACGGCTCGAACCCGATCCAGAACGGCTATGCGTGGCTCCGCGACAACGGCACGCAGCAGCTGATGGCGGTCTCGAACGGCATCTCGAACGACACGCTGTACACGGCCACCTACGCGATCCCGGCCACGTGGACGACGCAGACGGGGGCGCTCCGCACGACGGGCACGCCGGCCCTGACGGGGTTCCGCGACGCCTCAAGCGAGGTCGTGTACATCGCGGACGGCGACACGGCCACGTCGCTCAACAAGTGGAACGGCACGACGCTGACCTTGAATATCGCGAGCACGCCGGCCGGCATCACGCAGCTGGCGGTCTACAACCAGCGCCTCTTCGGCTGCACGGGCGTGGACCAGAAGATCTACTGGAGCACGCTCAACAACGGCGACTCGCTCGGGATTGCCGGTTCCGGTGGCGGCGAGGCCGTCATCCGCACCTTCGGGGACCAGAACGTCACCGGGCTCGCCGCGTTCGGCTCGAGCCTGCTGATCTTCCACCAGTCGGGCATCTCGCGCTTCACCGGCCTGACGCAGGACGACATTGCGATTGCGGCCGGAGCGCAGGGCGTGACGAGTGACGTCGGGGCGATTGCCGGCCGCTCGATCATCAACACGCCGCAGGGCGTCTACTTCCTCTCCGACCGGGGTTTTTACGTCGCGACGGAGACGCAGGTCGCCCCAATCTCGCTCAAGCTGGACCCCATGATCCGGGGCCTCAATCTCGCGAGCACCAGCGGCATCATCGGCGTGCATCGCCGGGCCTTGAAGGAGGTCTGGTGGTTCCTGCCCGGCGTGGGCGTGTACCGCTACAACTACGTGCTGGGCGCGTGGACCGGCCCGTGTCAGGGCGGCTACCTGACCCCGGTCACGACCGCGCTCTGGGAGGGCGTGGACGCCGAGGGGCAGCCCATCGTGTTCGCCGGCGACGACGACAGCTTCGTCAAGCAGTGCGACATGGACGGTATCTACCGCGACAACGCCCTCACGAACGGCACCGGCGGGACGACGTTTGCTATGGCGGTGCGCTGCCGGCGGCAGTTTCATGGCGACAACCTGACGTTCAAGGCGTACAAGTGGGCGTACTTGCAGGTGAACTTGCAGGCCAGCTTGGGCTGCAGCCTGACGTGGTTCACCAGCGAGGCCTCGGGCAGCTACACGTTTCCCAATCCAGCGGCCGGGGCGGCCGCATGGGGAACGGGCACATGGGGCACCGGCACGTGGGGCGCCGGCGGGTCACGACCCCAGCGGGTGCCGATCAACGGCTACGGCCAGTACATCGACTGCCTGCTTACGGACGGTGGCGAGGGACAATCCACGTGGAGCCGGGTGCAAGTGGAAGGCTTTGACTACGGGAGACGGTACTGATGGCAACAGTCGGCTCACACCAGCAGGCGACCTTCACGGTCCCGATCAACGGGACGAGTCCGGTCGATGCAAACGAAGTGCGCCTCAACGACAACAGCATGGCGGGGTCGTACAACGCGCACGACAACGACGCCACCTTGCACGTCCAGACGTCCACGCTGGCCTTGCGGCCCACGGCTGGCACGGCGG